TTTGTATGTAGTCTACCTTGCTCTGCCCATTTGATAAGGTCTGAGTTAGTAGGCATTTCAGCTCCTACCATACGTAAGAAAGCTGCGATTGTTCTGTTACCGTATCTTTCGAATTCCTTTTCGTAAGTATCAGGTAAGTACTGACTCAAAAAATTGAAATCAGTTATATAGTTTCCTGGTAAAGCTGCCTTTACCGAACTGGGAGTTAATGCAACTCCACCAGCGTTTAATGATCCTGCCATTGTTTTTGTTTTTAGTTATTAGTTTTTGTTTTTGTTACTTTTTATTCTTAATCCAGAACCACTACTACTACTAACTGCTGAAACTTTAAAACCTCCACTAGACATTGATTGAGTTGCGTTACGAACACCATTCATATCAATATTTTTACTTTCCTTAGTTATGTCATTTACTGCATCTGATTTACCTTGTTCATAAAAGAACTTGGCAAACGAATCAGGTTGCATAGCTAATGAAAGTGACTTATGATACGAAGCGGCATCTTTTAAGTAACCATCTTCATTCAAGTGTTTAGTTATGAAGTTATTAAGATCTGACTGCGACTCTTTCAATTTTTCAGAATCAGCAGGTTTATATTTTAAAGACTTGTCATTTAACTGGAATTCGAAACCTTCAAATTTCTCATTAAACAATTCGTTTGTTTTATTGTTAAAATATTCTGATCTTTTTGTTTGTTCAGTTTGTGATTGTTTTGACTCTGTTTTATTATTCTTGTAAGCGTTAAAATCCTCTAACTCTTCGGCAGGTATAAAATCCTTTGTTGACTCAACTTTTGTCTTATATGTTTCCTTGAGTTTGTTAAAGTACTCTTTTGCTTTTGCAAGCTCTTCTTTCTTTGCTATCTTTCTTTTTCGAACATCAGAAGCATCATCTGCATCTTCATCGTATGAAAATCTCTCACTAAGTTCAAAATCTACATCATCTGAATCTAAATGAGGCTTTTGTTGTTTCCAAAATTCAAACAGCAACTGGTCTTCATTCATATTATCAACATCTTTTGTTAATCTTATGTAATCATCTAGACCTCTTCCAGTTTCCTTTTTATAGTTTAAATAATTAACTACTTCTTCAGGAAGGTCTGGGTTATCTTTACGTTTAGAAGTTAAATCGTCTAATGACGAGACTTCTTCACCATATCTATTTCCAATAAATGAAAGAACTTCTTCCTCACTTAAAGAGGGTTTATCTTTTACTTTCTCTTCTACTTTTTCCCCAACTTTAGCTTCTTCACTAATTATTGGTGTTTCTGAAGGAACTTCTGTCGTTTCAACTTTAGTTTCTTCTTGATCGTGACCTGCTTTTTTTAACAAGTCTGACTCTCTTTGTGACGCTGACTTTTCTACAGCATCATCTAGAGCTCTTACTTTTATGTTGTCCATTTGATTTGATTTTAATTATACAAAGTTACTACCTTTTTTTTGATTTCTATCTGGGATTAAACTCAGCGAAATTAAATCCGTCTAAACTATCTTCGTTAGATTCAAAATTTATAGGCGGTAATTTACTTTGTCTTTGTTGTATTAACTTAGATTGTTCGGTATTTTGTTTTGATATCCTATCTGACTTAGCGTTCTCTCTTTGCACTTCTCTTTCTTGCATGCTACCTACATCAACTCCTTTTAATTGCATCTGATACATGAATTCTTCTGCCATAAGTTCTTTCTTAAGAATCGCTTCTTGCTGTAGTTTTTGTATAGCAAACTGTGTTTCAGATTTTTCTATTTCTATTTTAGCTTGCATCTCTGCTTGTATTGACTGCATCTTACTCTGAGCTGCGGCTTGTTGAGACTGCATGTTCATCTGACCTTGCATTTCCATTTTTTGATTCTCTCTGTCTACATCTTGCTCTTGTTTCTTTCTTCTTTTTAATTTCAATAACTCATTTGCCATCTTAAGATTTTTTACTTCTCTAATGTCAATTGCATCTTCTAAACTAATTTGATCACGACTCATAGCCATTTGAATATTAGCTTCTAATTGTGCTTTTTGTTCCTCATCTGGAGCTACTTCTAAAAACACTCCGAAGTCATGTAGATATAAATCTTTTATGTTTTCTAATATAGATACGTTGTACTTACCTACTTGCATAGCAAACTCTTCTTTGAAGTCTGCATACTCTAAAACATCAGCCAATCTACAAGACAATGCTTCAGCTAATTTCTGAGTTATTTGAACATTTGCTTCTAATATATGTCTAGTTGCTACATTTGAATTTAAAGCAGCTAATTTTTGTAAACCTACTAACGCATCAGGATTAGGAGTTGTTGCGTCTCTAGCCTCGTTAAGACCCGTCACATCTCTAATCATATTTAAGTAATGGTTGTAAGAACTTATTAAACTAGCCATCTTAGCTTGACCGCTATTAGTACCTAGTTCTTGTATTGGAACTCTAGCATTGTTAAATTCTCCATCTTGAGTATAGCTTCTACCAATAACACTACCTGTTTGAAAATATAACTTTAATGCATCTTCTGGATTATAAGCAGCGCCTGTGCCTAAGTCAACTTCGTTTAATCCATCAGCATCAATAAATACACCATCTGGAACTACTCTAGAAATAACTTGTTGTAATTTTAAATGAACTATCTGTATTAAGTCCGCAAACGTAATCATTCTTCTAACCAGTGATTCTATAGCTCCTTTATACATTCTAGGTGCAGCTCCTATGTAATTAGGTAAAGCATACTGAGAAGCTGATTTAGGTCTAACCATGTTTTTAGCCAATTCCCATTTTATTACTTTTTGAGTACCCATCACCATTATTCCTTCGTACCAAACATCAATTCTTTTTTCTAATTTTTCGAATCTTTCTTGTTCTTCTTCAGGAGGATTAAATGTGTCTTCTTTTCTTATAGTTTTTTCACCGCCATTTTCCATGTACTTTTTCTTATAAACCATTTTTTTAGTGGTCTTATAATTATAGTACAGTAACGTAACTACATCTTTTTGAAATAAACTATCTTGATAAGGTCTTGTTATGCCATAATAATTATACCATAGTGATGACATTTTAGATATCTCTTCCATCTCTTCTAAACTGATATCTGGCTTTATCTTAGCCAACTCTGTTATTGGAACTTGTTTTACTTCTCCAAAATAAAAGCAGTCATCAAAGGTTGGACTTTCTGTATAACTATATACTAATGAAGCTGGATCTACATATTCTACTGAAACACCAGAGTTAGGTAAAAACTGATGCTTTACAAATGAAGTACCTAAAACCATAAGGTCATAGTTTACTTGCTTTTGTATCCTTTGTTTATAATGGTTTTGTTCTAGTAATGTGTCTATAGCTTCTTCTTCAGCAATTTCAATCGCTGGTTTATAATTCATTTGCATGTATAGTGCTAACTCTTGCTCGCTTTCTGGTAGGTCTTGCTTAGGTGTATTAAACATATCTATACCAAACATTGCTTCTGTAGCGTCTAGCATAGGCTTAGCAATCATATCTGCCTCTACAATTTCTTGAAACTTGTGTTTTTTCTCAGCAGACATAGCGTCTTGAGCTACTGCTTTTACATCAAACAATCTATCTGCCATTCCGTTAACTACAATGTCCACAAACTTTGGGATAATAGGAACTGGTGTCCAATCTAGATTTAGATAACTTAAGTCTCCATCTACAGATATCTCATTTTTATACTTACCTATTGGCTGTTCTCCTCTAGCGTATAACCTTAACCTGTGAAATTCCACCCACTGATCATAAAATTTACAACTATTTCCGCTTCTATTAAACCATTCGTATTGTATTGCTTCTCCTATTTGTCTACCATATTCGATAGTTTCTTTTTCTGCGTCTGTTGCTAGTTGATTTGGGAAGCTTGTTTGATTAATTATAATTGAGGGTTCTTTCATTTTTACTTTATAATCGTGCTCAATGCACCTTTATTATTATATCTCGCAAAGTTAATGCTTATTTTTGATTCTTTCTTAACAGAATGGTATAGGTGCTTTTGATTGGCCATTATTGCTAGTCCAGAACTTATAGTCGCATCATATTTTGTTCTGTTGTTAATGTCAAATTTAGCCCAGTCTTCTAGAGTTCTTATAAAATTCATAGAACCCATTTCATCTGAGTCTCTTTCAATTCCTTCTAAATCCAATCCTACATGTTTTTCAATATAAGATTCTACCGCTGTTGCGTGAGCTTGTTTTACAGCTTCAGAAGAATTAGGTATTCCACCAAGTTCTTTTTCTGTTTTTGAAAGCTTCATTTTAGGTTTGTCAGGTCTGTTTATAGAAAATGATCTATAGCCTCTGTTTTTAAAATGATACAATAACCTAGGTTTATTATTTTCCACAAGTATAGGCATCCCATAAAAAACACAAGCCATTAATACTTCTTCAAAAAATATCTCTGCTGTTTGAGGTCTAGCTACATATTCTAAAAAAAACTCATTAGAAGGAGCTTCTTCCATATTAAACTTTGTTAACCCATGAAGCGCACCATTAGATCCTATACCCCCAACAGTTCCTGAAATGTCATAGCTATCACAACCAAAAGATCCTAAGTGTTCGTTGCCTGGATAAAACTTACCTCCATTTGACATTACGTTGTTTTGTATATTTTTATTAGGCACCCAAGAAATTAAAAACCTACCATGCTTATCAGGTATCCATAAAACTTTAGAATCTAAAATACCATCTTTCCACATAAACTTACCTCTGGTCACAACTCTCTGTGATATTAAAGCATCATTATAATCTATTTGTTGATATATTTTAGTTAAGTTAAATAAAGACTGTTTACTTTCATCTCTAAAAGCATGTGATTCTGTTCTTGGAAATTGTCTATAAAACTCATTTAAAGCATCTGAATCTGTTTTTAAAGAATCAACTTCGTTTTGCCAGTAATCTATTACACCTAAGTTTATCAATTCTTTATCTGCTCCTATTACCGGTTTGTCAGGAGTATGTAAAACAGCGTGTCCGAACTCATCTATGTATCCTTCAAAATTATGTTCCATAGGAATAAACAACGAATACAACCCTGACTTAGTTTGACCATTAGCGTTTCTTTTAGTTGCGTCAGAATCATGGTATAGTTTTTTAAAATTAGCACCACCTTTGTCTAGTGCGTTTGAAGTAGATCCCATCATGCATTTTCCCACTATTCTACTACCTAGTCTTAAACATGTTTTAGTTACCCTCCAGTTGTTTAGTATGTTTTCAGGCTTATCCCACTTTCCACTTTCGTCATGTATTAACAGTAATAGTTTTTCCCCATCATAAGAGTTGTCAGAAGTGTTTTTCCAATCTAAAACAGTGTCTAGTCCATCCATTACCAGCTCATCTGTTTTACCCATGTTTTTCTTAGTTATTTTACTAGCTGGAACTCTATATGCTAATTCTGTTTTAGGCTTATCCATTCCGTCTTGAATAGGTTTAAAAAAGAAAGGGTAATTGTTAGATATAGGAACTACTTTATCCGTAAACATTTTTTTTGCATCTCCTCCAGTTTTAGAAAGAATACCAACTCTTGCGTCTCTAGTAATAGTTCCTTTGTTAACTGCTTCACAAGAACTCATAAAAGAAAATCCAGAACGTCTGTTTTTTAAGTAACACATTCCAAAACTTCTTTTATCTGCTTTACAAGCTTCCCAAAATAAATAGAATATTCTGTTAGATTCTCTAAAGTCTGGTTTGCCTATATCTATTTTTGTCCAATTTAAATACATGTAATGAGTTCCAGTAATGTAAGTCGATTCATTATTGTTAGTAAACCAGTAGCCATTTTCTCTTTTATTAAATTCCTCTTCAATGTAGTTTACCCATTTAGACTTAAATACATTATCTCTTTTTTGCCAATCAAATATTGTTTTTATAGATGTTAAATCTTTAGGCAAATCTATTGTTGTCCACTTATTATATTTAGTATTAATTGTTTTGGGTTGTTTTGGAAGACCTATTTTTAAGCCTTGAATATTATAAACATCACCTAAGGTTCCGTCTTTAGATATTATTACAATATCATACTTTTCGTTATATCCATACTCCCAAGTCTTTGCTTTGTTTTTGGTAGTTATAACAGTTTTCTGTACGAAATCATGTACAACGTTATGTAGTCTATTTTGATCGTTTTTCTGCAAATCCCTGGTAAGCTTTTTTTTCAATAACTTTTTCTTCTAGTATTGCTTGTTCGTCTTGTATTCTCTTTAAGATTTCAAAAGCATCAAAAATAGCTAACTTCTTAGTTGCTGCTGCATTTTTTAATCTGTCCGCTGCTAAATCATCTTCGGCATCGTATTTAATGATATCTGTTTTAGCAACTTTAATAAGCTCTTTAACAGCTATCTCACCTGCTTTAATTATATCTTCTTTTAGTTTTTTTACTATATCAACACGCATATATCTATAGTTTTCATTCTGTATAAAGTCTCTCCTTCTATTTTAAACTCGTATTCTGATTCGGGTAAAAAACACACTTCGTCTCCGTTAAATATGTCTAAAGATTTTAATTCTTTATTACTGTATTTTACTTTTCCAACTAGTTGTTTATTCCTATCTACAGACAATATAACATCTTTTTCTATTTCTATAGGCTTAATAAAGCAATAATCTCCCACTGACATCCATTTATCTTTACTTTTATGTAAGTATACTTGATCTATATCTACTATGTATAAATCATCTTTAAAATGGCATGGACCGCTTTTTTCTGCACCTTTTATATCGTAGTACTTTCTAAAAACATTATGATGAACTATTACAGTATCTCCTTTTTTAATGTTCTTATTAAAAGCCCACATAATAGGTATCTCTTCTACTATTGCAAATCTATTGGTAGTGGTATGATCTTCTTGAGAAGCACTTGTAATTAACTTACCATCTCCATGTTTACTTAGATTGTCATAGCGCTGACCTCCTTGAGGCTTCACTATAAAACAATAAGGGGATTTCATGTTAGTAGTTTACGTTGTATTCTAAAGAAGAAGGCATGGCTATACTAAAACTTTTCCACAAGAAAACCTCGTTTTTTTTATTTTCTATATAAACCTTGATTTCACCATCGTCTTCTTGCTTAATTACATGGATGGTGTACGTTCTTAAAACTGGTTGTCCTACTATGTAGTTCATAGAAGACTTATAGTCTGATCCCACAGACACTTTTCTTATGTATTCCATTTTATTATATTTTACTACACCACATTAAGTGATGTTACTAAGATAGCGAATCTACTGCTTCCTTGTGTTTTGTTTTAACTTCATCAGTCCACACAGTTTTAGCTATATCAGCTACTTCACTATCCAAAGAGTTAATATCCATATCTGGCGTTGCTACGCTTCTTTCATTTGACCTAGAAATAACAGCTCCGTTTTCTTTTATAACTACTTCTTTTCTAATGTTTAAAATTTTATATTCTCCTACCACTTCAATAGCTGATATAGATGTTTCTTTTGTTATTGACATTTTGTTTTTTTTAAATTATTTAAGCTTTTCTGTAAACAAATGAACCTGATATAACATTGCCAGATGTAACTGAATTATCAGGGCTTGGAAAGGCTAACCCAAAAGCTGTAGTTCCTGTAGTAGCTCGATAAGTTAAAAATATAGCTCTGGTAGTAGATGCAACAACTTTTCCAGTTATGATTTTTGTGGATGCAGTTCCAGAGTTTGCACTAGCATTACTGGTCATTGTTACTGCAGAATTATTTTCTGCTGGCGCAAAAGGTAATGTTAAAGCAAAAATAGCTGTTGTTGCACTATTAGTAATAGTCATAGCGAAGTCTCCTCTTACTATGTTTCCTATTACTGTATAATTTCCTGCAGAAGTTCCAAAAACAGCAGCAGGACTGCCATTATCTACAATGCTTGCTGTCCAAGTTCCTTCTTCATAAGCATTTAAAGTAGTTGCTCCTGCAGCAGTAAACCGTACTCCATTATCAAATACAGTGTGGCTTGAGTTTTTAAATTGACTAACAGTAGACGAAACAATCAACGATTCAGTTCCTGCAGAATATATACTAACAGTATCAGTTCCTCCACCCATGTCTCCTACTTGAAATGTGGTTGTTCCAAGGTCATAATTTAATCCTGTGTTTCCACCCCCAGGTGCTGGAGTAGCAGTATCAAAAAGCATTTGAGTTCCAGCAACTATAATATTTGGACTTACATCTGCTGTTGAAGCTGAACCACGAGATAATATCCCTGCAGCAGTTATTCCACTTATAGTTACCAATGGTACATATTCAAATCCTGTAGCTCCTGCATTAACTTTTAAACCATCACCTGCACTACCTAAAGCTGTTAAGCCTGTTCCACCATTAGCAACCACTAAAGAACCACCTAAAGTAAATGTTCCTGTGGTAACTATAGGATTTGCCGTATTGCTAGTAAATGTCAAT